CGACTCTTGGTATACTGGTATTTATAAGGCCAGTGAAACGGGTGTCTTGGATCAAATTGAAATAGATGAAATGACCCAGGATTTAGCACCAGAAGAAGTGGAACAAGAATTGGAATGTTCGTTTACTGCTGCTGTTCGTGGATCTTATTATGGTAAAGTACTTACTGATATTGATAAACAAGGGCATATCGGCGATTTCCCTTGGGATCCAAGCTCCCCAGTATCTACCTTTTGGGATTTAGGTATCTCGGATAAGTGTACGGTTTGGTTTAGACAGCGAATAGGAAATTGGTGGATTTATATTGATTATATAGAATTTGAAGGGAAGGGTATTCCTGAAATAGCTAAGGAACTTAATAAGTTGCCTTATAATGTGTCTAGACATGTATGGCCGCATGATGGAGCCGCTAGAGAATTTGGTACAGGTGTTACTAGACAAGAAACTGCCAGAAGAAATGGGATGCACAATGTCTATATTCAACCTAAGCAAGCGGTAGCTGATAGGATTGATGCTTCAAGGCTTCGCTTAAGAATATCTAAATTTGACGCAAAGAAGTGTGCCAGAGGGCTAGAATGTCTTTACAATTATCAAAAAGAGTATGATGATAAAAATATGGTGTTTAGAGATACACCTAAACATGATTGGTCATCTCATGGTTCAGATAGTTTCGGATATTCGTCTTTGGACAGTTTAAACGATTCTGACTTCCAAAATTTCGATCCTAGTAGTACAATGAGTGCAGTAACAGATTATAATGAATTAGGGGCAAGATAATGAGCAAAGGTAGAAAGAAAAGATCAAGTACCTTCAAAGTGTCGGGAACAAGTCGGGCAGATATCTTGGGGAATTTAACTCAAGCTGGCGGGGGACGAAAAGAACTTAAGAGAGAAACTAAATCATTTACGACTAGTGCCTCTAGAGATATGGCAACTCAAACTCAAGACAGGGCAGATTTCAAGAAGAAAGCGGATGATTACAAAAGAGAATCCCTGGTAGATCTTTCCCAAGAAACTATAGACGAATTAAACATAAGATTTCAACAAAGAGCGGGTGAGGTATTAAGTAGAAATACCTTCAAAGGCCGTGAACAATTAGTACTAACTAACAGATAGGATTATATAAAATGGCTCCTTACTCGAACACAGCTAACGCTGACAACATGGTAAAATGCAGAAAGATTATGACTATTTGTGACAGGTTAAAGTCTAAAAAGTCTAATTGGACAGATACTTGGCAAGAGGTCCTGGAGAATTTCGCTCCTCAGAGAGATAGAATCTACAATAAGACAACTGGAGAAGAAAGAGGACATTTCTTATATGATTCAAGTCCTCAACATTTTGCAGAACTACTAGCTTCGGCATTACATAGTATGTTGACTAATCCTAGTGTTCAATGGTTCGGCCTTGGTACAGGTGATCCTGAAATAGATAGAAAAACAGTTAATCAGAAATATATTCAGAAATTAGTGGCAATGGTTCACGATATTTTGAACTCAACTAACTTCCAAACAGAAATCCATGAACTATATTTAGATCTAGTAACAATGGGTACAGGGATTATGTTGATTGAAGAAGATAAGGATTTAACTATCCGCTTCACAACTATTCCGGTATTTGAAATGGACCTGGAAGAAGACCATAATGGAATTGTAAAGACAGCAGCTAGACATATTAAGATGCAAGTTCACCAGGCTTTTGAGAAGTACGGTGAAAAGGCCTTTGGTGTTAAAGCGGCTCAACTTAAGAAAGACTTAACACAAGAAATTACTATCACACATCTTGTAATGAAAAGAGAAGATGCGAACTTAGAGATGTTAGATGCACTTAATAAACCTTTCGCTTCATACCATTTTTGGCAAGAAGAGAAGATGTTACTTAAGGAAAGCGGATATGATAATTTTCCTTATGTTGCTCCTCGTTGGTCTAAAATGGGTAATGAGACATACGGAAGAAGCCCGGCAGTAAAAACATTATCTGATGCTCGTATGTTACAACAATTAATGAAAACAGTTCTCCGTGGAGCGCAAAAAGCGGTAGATCCTCCATTTATAATGGCGCATGATTCTGTACTAGGTAGATTGAACCTAACGGCTGGTGGAGTTACCGCTGCTCGTCATGGAATGATGGACGGAATTAAGCCTCTTATGTCAGGAGCAAGAGTTGACATTGGAATGGACGTAATAAATCAAGTTAGACTTAATATCAAGCAGGGATTCTATATTGACCAACTTCAATTAGGTGGATCAGATAGAATGACTGAACTTGAGGTTAATATCAGAAATGATGAAAACTTAAGACTCTTAAGTCCAATTTTAGGAAGGCTTCACAATGAGATGCTAGATCCTACTGTTGGATTGATTCTTAGAATACTTATGAAGAAGAATAGACTTCCAAAGAATACTCCAGTGGATCTTCAGAAGATGCAACTGCAAATGTTCTATAGATCACAAATAGCTAAGGCACAGACTTCTAATGAAGGTAGACTTTTATCTAACTATATTGGTGAAGTCGCTCAATTAGCTGGTGAATTACTGAAGCCAGAGATGCTAGATATCATTAATTTTGATGAAGTTCTTAAGGTTAAAGCCTCTTTAGAAGGAATAACTATGTCAATCTTCAATACAGACGAAGAATCTGACAGTATTCGAGAAGCTAGAGGACAGGCTGGCGCAGAGCAAGAAAACATGCAAAAGCAAAATTTAGAAGCTGATACTTTACAAAAAGAAGCAAATGCGTTGAAATAGTGGTAACACTAATTTAAGCAGGAGCTAAATACTATGACGAAGAAGACGGACGTTAAGGCCAGTAATACTATACAAGCTTACGGTATCTTCCACAGTGAAAAAGGTAGACTTGTTCTTACCGACCTTGCCAAAGAGTGCGGGTTATTTACACCTTCATCTAGTTTAGATCCTCAAGGTCTTGCTTTCAGAGAAGGCCAACGAGAAGTACTCCATAAATTATTAACTTTATCAAATATGAAAATGGCGGATTTGCATAAGCTGTTCGTTAACGACTATAGAGAACAAGGGGAAAACTAATGTCTATTATAGGAGGAGCGGAACCAGCTCCAGCAACAATTACTACAGAACCGACTCCGGGCGAACCAGCTACAGGATCAGAAATTAAATATCCTGAGTCGTTTCCAGCGGAATTTCACGGAAATGCTAATGTTATGAAGTTTTATGACAAAGAGGCCGGAGATTTTAACTATGGAAATATGATGACTTCACTTATCCATGCTCAGAAATTAGTAGGCGGAGATAAGATCCTCGTACCTAATAAAGATTCTAGTGCTGATGATTGGAAGAATGTATTTAATAAACTAGGACTTCCTGGTAGAGAAGATTACAAATTAAATATCGAAGGTGTTGATGAAACGGCTGATGATATGACTAAAGGCTTCATTGATAAGGCCCATGAACTAGGGATCCTTCCTCAACAAGCAAAAGGTGTAGTTGAATATTTTAACGAAGCTCAAAAAGGCCAGGAAACTCAAAGTGACTTGGATGCTAAGGATGCTAGCGCATTAGCCCTTAATAACCTGAAAGCTGAGTGGAAAGGGACCTATGATGATAATATTGCTGCTGTTAATGACGCAGTAGATAAGATCTTCACAGCGGAAGAGAAGCAAGTAGCTAGTGATGCTGGATATTTCTCGGATCCTTTATTTGTTAAGATGATGCACACTGTTTCGGGCAAATTGTTAGATGATTCAACTTTAAGTGGCCAAGCCCCTAGAATCGGTGGATTTGAAGGCGAACAAGCACTAAGAGATGAATATCAAACAGTAATGAACAAGATGGCGCAGCCAGAATTTAAAAACTCTCCTGCACTTCAAAGAAGACTTACCCATGCTTTAGAACAAGCAGCGGCTAAGGGAATTGAGATTTACAGATAAAAAATGGGCTTCGGCCCATATTTTTTCTTGACTTAGTTTTAATTGCGCATAATATTATAGTATATATGTGAAAGAGACAATCGTTTCGACCTCAATTAATTTCACGAATAGATGGCCTTATTTAAGACAACTATCGAAAAACAGTTAAATTTACTAATACTAACCTGATTTTGGAGAAGAAATATGTCAAGTCAAATACCTGTAGCATTTGTAGAAGGGTTTAAGGCCTCTATCTATATGCTTGCTGCTCAAAAAAATTCACGGTTGTTCGCAACTGGTACACAAGAGTCTCAAAACTCTAAAACTGATTACTATGAAAGAATCGGTAATGTTGACGCTGTTGATATTACTACTCGTCATGGTGATACTCCTATCATCGATGTTCCTCACTCTAGAAGAGCTTGTACTCTTAAAGATGCTGAATTTGGAGCAATGATTGATGATATGGATAAATTAAGATTACTTATTCAACCTCAAAATGCTTATGCAATGAGAGCTGTTCAAGCTTTAAATCGTAAAAAAGATGACGTATTTATTACTTCTGCTTTAGGTGCGGTTCTTACTGGTGTAGACGGGGACGTTTCTGTTTCTCTTCCTA